TGCCGCGCTGGCGGCCAGGCCTTCGATGTGGGCGTGCACTTTGGCGGGGTGCTCGCGCAGGGCTTCGCACATGGCTTCGGCCGCAAACACGTCGCCGCCGGGGCAGTTGACGCGCAGGTGGATTTGCTCGGCGTCGATGGCGCGAACGGCGGGAACGAAGTCCTGCGGGCAGACGCCGCCGAACATCTCGGCCATCCAGCGGTCTTCGACGATGGGGTCGTACAGGTACAGCGTGACCTCGTTGCCGGCCGCATTGCGCTGCATGCGCTGTGCCATGGGTGTGTAGGGCCGGCGGTTGTCGGCCAGCAACTGCAGGAGGTTATTGCGGCGCATCTTGGGCTCCGGTGTCATTGGCGCCAGGATTGCGGCGCAGGCTGTCGTTTGGCGCCATGTTCTCCAGGCGGCGGATTTCCTGCTCGTCGATCCATGCAGCTTCCCCCGCGCGGCCCAGGGCGATGCGGTAGGCCTCGTAGCGGCTCTTGAGGTCGCCGCGCTCGAGCGCTGCGGTGACATGCTCGACAAAGTAGCGCGACCGCGTGGGCCACAGTTTTCGGTTCAGCTCTTGGGCGATAGGCGTCAGGTGGCGCTGCAGCGTGTAGCGCACGAAGCCGATACCTTGCTGCTCGATCCCAGAGCCCCAGCTGGTGGTCTTGTCGGTGTGCCCGACCATGTGCGGTGGCACGCCGAAGATGCGGCAGATTTCCTCGACGGTGAAGAGCCGCGTGGCCAAGACCTCGGCGTCCTTCTGATTCACGGTGAGTTGGGCCGGCTTCAGGCCGCCCGTCAGCATCAGCGGCGCGCGGCTGTTGCCGCTGATGCTGTATGACGTCATCAGTGTTTGAGACAGCTGCGTGATCTGCTCGGTGTTGAGTTTGGCTTCGGTGCTGAGCGCGTAGTCGAAAGTGGCGCCGCCGCCGAAGAACTGCGCCGTGTAGCGCTCGGACCCAAGCGCCACCCCGATGGCTTCGCGCGCGGCGTAGGTGATAGGGCTCGGGCTGCGCAAGCCATCAAACCCCAGGCTCGTGAGCTGGATCATGTCGGCGCTGTCCACCACGCGCCATTCGGCAGTGGTTGCGTCCCACAGGCGGAATCGCTTGATGCCGGTCTTGTCGCGGAACGGTGTCACGTCCAGCGGGTGGTGCGGCTGCAGGCCCGTGATGCGTGCGCTGCGGTGGCTTGGGCGAAGCAGTTCGCCGAACCCGTCGCCGTAGAACATTTTGCTGGCGATCATGTACTCCCACGCCTCTGAAGACGTCATGTCTTCATTCGCGGACTCGTTGAGCCACCAGGTGTATTCGTGGTCGGCGCGCGAGCGTTCGGCCCCTTTGCGCTCGTAGATTCCCACGGGCAGGGTTGCGATGGCCCCCGCGAGCAGCGACACGCAGCCGTAGACGGCGGACACGCGCATGGCGGTGTCTGGCGTGACAACCTGGCCGGCGGCGGTGGCGCTACTGACGCCAAGCACCTTGACGAGATCAGAGCCGCTGAGGGTGCCCACGGCGTTGTCCCCCACCAGCGCGGATCGCGGCTTGACGCCAGCCCGGTCGTAGCCGCCTGGGCGTCCTGCGAGCCATTGGTCAAGCACGGCGCTGCCGTGCTCGATGGTCTGCGCTTGCGTTTGGGATGTCATCGCATGAAGTCCAAGACCAGGATTTGTGGCATTGGATCGCTCTGCTCTTTGGGTTTCGCGCCCACACCGATGGCCATGATGGCGGCCAGTACACAGTCGATTCGCCCTGATGCGCGGCGCTTGCTCAGCTTTCGGTTGCCGGCGTCGTCTTCGACAACAACGGCATTGGCGGCGCACCATGTCAGTACCGGGTGCGCGTTGTGCACGAGCTGGCCGCCGAGCAGCAGGCCCTCGAACTGCTCGATGGCGGGGGCCATGTCGCGGTAGCCCTGGCCGAATTCGACCATCTCAGGCAACACTATCCCGGCGTCCTCGGCCAGCGCGCGCAGGTCTTCGATGCGCCAGCGGTCATAGGCAACGGCGGCGATTTCGAAAATCTCGGACAGTGCGGCCAGGCGCTGCAACACGGAAAGCTTCTTGATGGACGCGCCTGGCGTCGTCAGCAGGTGTCCGTCTCGGACCCACTTGGTGTAGGTCACTTTGTCTTCGAGTTCACGCTGCGCGAGGTCGGCTTCGGGAATCCAGGCCCAGGCAAGAAGGTGCCACGGTTCGTCGGCGTGTTCGGGTTCGATGGCCAGCGTGAGCGCGGTCAGGTCGGTGGTGCTTGACAGGTCAAGGCCCGCGTAAGCGCGGCGGCCGCGGAATTGCTCGAGCGTGTATTCGCGTGCGGCCGGCATCCATACGCTGGGGCTCAACCAGGGTTCTTCGGCCTGCGTCCACTGACAGAAGTTGAGCCGCCGCACCATGGATTCTTTGCTCGGCAGGCCCTTGGCACCACGCACTTCGCCGCGCAGGTAGTCGAGTTTTGGCAGGTTGGCTTCAACGAGACTGGGGTTCGCCTTGGGCCAGCAGGCTTCGTCGGTGAATGGGTCGTCGGTGTCGTCGAGGTTGCAGACGAAGCCGAAGAATTCATCGTCCTCCACCACGCCAGAGCAGACTTGAAGGGCGTAATCGTGGTACTGCCCGCAGGGACTGGTCTTGTCGTGCCCGCTGTTGGTGATGGCGAACAGGAGCGGCTGCGGGTTGCTCTTGAAGCCGGCGCGCAGCATTTCGATGACGTGGTTTGTCGGGTGCTCGTGAAGTTCGTCAACAAGCGCGACGTGCGGGCGCGGCCCGCTTTGGCCCTGGTCGGCCGAGATCGGGCGGAAGAAGCTGCCTGTGCGCGGATAGCTCAGGTTCCAGATCTTTTCCGCCACGCCGCTGGGCACCAGTCGCTGACGCAGCTCGGGGCTGAATTCGTACATGGCCACGGCGTCGCGAAACAGGATCATGGCCTGGTCGCGCTTGGTTGCGGCGGCATAGATCTCGGCGCGGGCGTAGCCGTCTGCCGTCAAGCCGTGCAGGCCAAAGCTGGCTGCCAGCGGGCTCTTGCCGCTGCCCTTTGCGGTTTCGACGTAGGCGACGCGGAATCGGCGCATGCCGTCGGCGCGCTTCCAGCCGTAGATGCTGGCGACGACGAAGGTCTGCCAGCCGAGCAGTTTGAATGGCAGGCCCTCGAATTCGCCGCCGTTGAGGTGCAGCACCTCTTCGCGGAAGGCGATGCCGTCGGCGGCTGCATGCAGGTTCCAGTGCAGTCCGCGCTCGTGTGCGCATTCCAGGTCGCGCAGATGGCGGGCTGTGGCGTGGCGCATGCCTGGGCCGGCGAGGATCTTGCCTGCCTGCACGGCCAGCGCGAAGTCGGTAGCGCGATCGACAGGCGCCGCCTTGGCAGGGCTGCGCCGCGCCTTCTTGCGGGGCGCTGGTTTTTCGAGTACGGCGGACACGTCAGTTTGTCAGTGCGTGGTCTGACGGTCGAAGAACCTGGCGGCGCCGGTCTGTGCGCCAGGCTTGTCGAAGAGGTCGGCCTGTGGGTCGATGACGACGCGGCTGCGCGCGGCCGGGGTGGCGCCCCATTCGCGCAGGGTGTTCATGGCCTGTTTGTGCGCCATGCTTTGCAGCAGTACCCACGGGCTGAGGCTGATGGCGCCGGATTCCGCGTTTCGTGCCATGAGTTTGTCGCCGTCGATTTTGCCGGTGGCCAGGCGAAACATTGCGATGGCAGTGGCGGTGATCTCGAGCAGCGGCGTGTCGAGCTCGGTCAGGAGCTGGGCGCGGCGCAGTTTTGGCGCGAGCTCGCGCCAGACATCGGCCACGGCTGGCGCCAGATGCGCAGGCGGCGCGAGATCGTCGAGCAGCGCGGGCTCGGGTTCGCGCGAGTTGATCGCGCGCTTGCCGCGGTTGCCCTCAATGTGCTTGAGTGCGCTTGGCTTTGGTGGCCGGCCAGCCATTCGGGGTCCAGTTGTCGAAGTTGCGCACGATGCTGCGCACGCTGTCGAAGTTGTGTTTGTAGAAGTGCGCGAGCGGTCGGCTCCGGGTGATGACGGTTTGCTCGGCCCGCGGGTTGGTGTTCAGGTTGGCTGACGACTCCACGGTGACGTAGTAGCGGCTGGCGTGATTGGCCAGCACGGTGACTTTGCTGTGGTTGCGATACACGGCCACGCGCCCGGCACCGGTGTCACGAAGCAGCGCGCAGAGTTCTTCGAATGCCTGGGTGTACTGCGATGGGAATATTTCACCGACGTAGAGGTCCAGGGCTTTGATGCGCCCGGTGCGCAGCCATTCTGCGAGCTGGCGCACGTCGTCGATGGACATGCACCAGGTGGAGAGGATGAGGTGGTCGGCGTGATGCGCGGCCAGAAGATGGCCGACGAAGGACAGCGAGTCCACGTCGCCGGCGCTCAGGATGTGCCAGGCGTCCGACGGCGCGATGACGGGCGGCAGGATCTCGGCAAGCATGGCCTGGCTCTTGGCTCGGGCTGATCTGATGCGCGAACGGGTTCGGATGCTGCGCGCGTGCTGGCGGGCTTGTCTGGCACCGGCAGCAATTTCGCGGTCTGGCTCGAAGACGATGCAGTCTTCGATGAGACTGGAAGCATCAAACACCCCCCCCCTATCCATTTCGCGGCTTTGCGAAGAGAGGG